GTCCTGACCCTGCCGCGCACCGTCTCGGACTCGGTCACCCTCACCGACAGTCTCAGCGCCACGATCAACGGCCAGCCGGTGGTCGACCGGGGCGGGCGCGGCGGGCGGGTCGAGCCGCAAGTCGGCATCCGGCGCGGGAACCGGCGCTACACGGTGCTGCTCGACGAGACCGAGCCGTATCTCATCGACGACGAGGAAGCGATCCTCGCCCTGCTACTGGCGGATGACTGATGACCGCTGCTCTCGCCAGCGCTTCCGCTGATTGCATCGCTGGCACATCGTTTGGAGGTTATCGGGCGTATTCGTACCGCCACGGAATAGACCAACGATGTGGTCAATGCCCCGACCTCGACCGCACTCGACACAGACGGGCTGTCGGTCCCACAGGGCGAGGATGTCGGCGTAGGTAAGAACGCCGACGCTCTGCCATTGGCTGGCGCGCCTGTTCGCGGATCGAGCCGCGGCGCTTGCGCTCAGACGCCGGAGTGTCTCAGGTCGACGCAGCTGCTCATGCTCGCGGCGACAGGCCATCGAGCAGTAGCGGCGTCCCGTGTCGTAGTTCCATCGCTCGAATATCGAGCCGCATTGCGGGCAGCTCATCGTTTCGACTGCCTCGTGGCCGTGCCGCCTTCCCATCGCCGCAGCACACGCGCGCGAACAGAACTTTCCGTGACCGGCGTTGTGACGTTCCTTCCGAACGGCCTTTGAGCACCAGGCGCACCTGAACTCGACGTAGGTCACGGCTCGCGCACCGGGTTCGCCACGTCGGGGCCAAGGCATATGTCAGGAGACCTCAAATGGCTGCATGGTCCTCAGCACTGATTGCTAGTTTACCCAACAGCGCGTTCGCGTGCGTCGACAAGTCGGGCCGTCATTACCCCCACCACGACGCAGCGGGCAAGCTCGACCTGCCCCACCTGCGCAACGCCCTGTCGCGCCTGGCGCAGGACGACACCACGTCGTGCGGTGCCGCGCACCTGCGCGCCCATGCCAAGTCGGCGGGAGTCGGCCAGAAGGAGGCGGATCCGATGAAGGCCGAGCGACTGACCACGACCAAGTGGCGCGTGCTGGCGATCCCGTTCGGCGGGCCGCTCAAGGGCGGCAAGGACCTCGACGGCGAGTTCTTCTCGCCCAACACCGACATCAAGGCCGACTGGTTCGACCGCCGCCCGGTCATCTTCCACCACGCCCAGGACGAGACGCTCAAGGACGAGACGCTGGGCACCGAGGACGACCTCGAGCAGGCCAAGGACGGCTGGTGGGCGACCCTCTGGCTGGACCGCGCCAACCAGTACTGGGAACGCATCAACAAGCTCCTCGCGGCGGGCAAGATGTACGGCTCGTCCGGAGCCCTTGGCCACCTCGTGCGCAAGGACCACAAGTCGGGCGAAATCCTCGTCTGGCCGCACATCGAACAGACCCTCACCCCGACCCCTGCCAACCCGTTCGCGCGGGTGGTGCCGGTCAAGGCGCTCGACCACTTCTCCTCTGTCGGCATCGAGCTCGATCCGGCCATGCTGGACGTGCTCTCCGAACCCGACGCGACTGACCTGGGTCCCGACCTGCCGGAAGGTGGCGACGACTCGGCGATGGAACGCATCCGGGTAGCCCGTCAACAACTCGCCGAGCTGCAGGCGCGGCTCGTCGAATAAGAGCCCGCCGCGCTCACGGGCGGAGGACTCATGTTCCCTTGGATACGAATCCCGAAGTCGAGGCCCTGAAGGCCGAGATCAAGAGTCTCGCGACCGAGCTCAAGGACAAGACGGACATCCCGCTCGACCGCATCGAAGCGATCGAGGCCGAGATCGCCACCAAGTCCGAGCGCATCGACGAGATCATCGAGCAGAAGCGCGCCGAGGACGTCGATAAGAAGCTCGCCGACCTCGACGCCAAGATGAACGCATTCACCCGGACGTCGGCGTCGACCAAGGCGCAGGCGATCCTGGCCGGCGTCCAGCAGCCCCCACCCGCCGTCAAGAGCGTCGGGCGCTTCTCCGAGACGAACTTCCTGTCGGCCCTCGTCGAACGCAAGAACGGCGACCCCGACGCGCAGGAGTTCGTCAAGGCGGTGCTCGGCACGTCGGTCGCCACCGGCCTCGCCGTGGTGCCCAACAACTTCGTCGCATCGCTCGTCGAGCAGATCGCGGCGGGCAACATCTATCGCCAGATCTTCAACGTGACGGCAGGCGTGTCGGGCTCCGGCGTGGACATCCCCTACGAGATCACCGCCGTCACCGCGGCGCTCCTCCAGGGTGCCTACGGCTCGAACAAGGACGTCCGTGACTTCAGCTTCGCGCGGGCCACGGCGACCCTCTACGAGATCGCCCAGATCGCCGACGTCGGCAACCAGCTGCTGCGCCAGTCCAACGGCGCGGCCGAGGCGTCGGCTCGCCGCCGGCTGGGTCGCTCGATCGCCATCGCCGAGGCGCAGTTCATCACCAACGGCACGGGCTCGTCCCAGCCGCTGGGATTCTTCCAGGCGTTCCTCGCGTACGGCGACCCGGCGGGCTTCAAGACGACCCTGTCGTCCGAATCCCGCGCGGCGGCCCTTGGCCGCGGCATCGGTGCGCTCGAGGCGCGCGGCATCCTGTCGGACAACCTCGTCATCGTGATGGGGCCGACCGACTACTGGGAGCTGTCGACCGAGACGCTCGGCTCGTCGGGCTCCGGCGGCTGGGTCATCGACCCGGCCACGGGCGCGGCGGCCAATCCGCCGGTCGGCTCGGTGTGGGGCGTGCCCGTGCGGCGCGATCCGCAGTGGCCGTCGGCGCAGGCCGGCACGGCGCTCATCATCGACACCTCGGACGTGGACATCTACACGGGCCAGGAATACCGCATCGACGTCTCGTCGGAGGCGGGCAACCGGTTCGACCAGAACATCACGGCCTTCCGCGCGGAGGAGGAGTTCGCCTTCAACGCCGAGCCGTACGTTCGGACGGGTCGAGTCCAGAAGGTCCTGGGCCTGTAAGCCCACAGGGGCGGGCTCCGCTCGCCCCACCCCATTACATGGGCTCCCGGCCGTTCTGAGCGCGCGGCCGGGAGTTCCCCGACAGCGCTCACATACACGGAGGCGCTCAGCCGTGTCCTACACCTTCACCGACGTCCAGACACCGCACGGACGACCCGCTCGGTTCAAGTGCCGCGACGGCACGTCTGACCTCGCCACCGTCGGGGCATCCAACCGGCTGTGGGGCAACCTCGTTGACGAGTACCAGATCCCCGAGGGCCTGACCGGCTTCGGCCTCGATGTCGGGGCGCACATCGGCTCGGTCACCGTGCCGCTGCTCCTCGACAACCCCGAGTTGTGGGTGGTCGCCCTCGAGGCCGTCCCCGACAACGTGGCGCTGTTGCGCGAGAACCTCGCGCTCAACGGCGTCGAGGGACGCACCACGATCCTTGCCGGCGCGGCCTGGCCGGGCAAGGGCAGCATCGACGTGGAGTACGGCTACACCGGCTCCGAGCTCGCCGAGACGCACGCCTACATCGGCTCGGTGACGCCGTGGCTCGACGCGCCGGGCGACAAGCAAGTCGTCACGGTGCCGCGCTACACGCTCGCCGGCGTGCTCACGGCGACCGCGGGCAAGGGCTTCGTCTGGGTCAAAGCCGACTGCGAGGGCTGCGAGCACCTCTTCTTCCGGGGAGCGGGGCTGCGCAAGCTCGGCACCATCGTCGGAGAGTGGCACCAGCGTGACGGGACGCCAGAGGCCTTCGCCGCTCGGCTGTCAAAGACGCATCACGTGACCTGGAGCGAGGGCATCGGCGGCGGGCCATTCCGGGCGGTGCGGCGATGACGCCGTTCGACCTGCTGACCATCATCGTCGCCGTCAACTCGATCTCCATCATCCTGCTGGGTCTGACACTTCTGCGGTATTGGCGATGACGCAGCGGGTGCTGATCCTCGCTAGTCACGCCGTGGCCGAATACGACGACACGCGCATGTTCCACGACCTGGGCTACGACGTGTTCACACCGGGAGGCTACGAAGATCCCCGACAGGGCACGGAGGGGATTCGCCCCCCACTCCCCTCCGTGCCGTTCCACGCCGACCTCGCCCAGCGCTGCCGGGAGCAGCGCGAGGCGTTCGGCGAGCCCGGCTATCACATCGACTGGGCCAAGGCGCGTCTCCACGACGACGTCATCGACTGGGCCGATGTCATCATCGTCCACCACTTCCCCAAGGTGTGGATCGCCGAGCAGTGGGAGCGCATCCGCCACAAGCGCGTGGTGTGGCGGACGTGCGGCCAATCGGACCCCGCCACCGAGGCGGTCATGGCCGACC